CGTCCGAACATGGCACTGCCTAACTCTACCCCGCAGACCGGAATGCCTCAGATGCCTAACTCTCAGCAGTTGGTGACGGGCAAGGACGGCAAAAAGTATCAGGTGGTGATAGATCCCAAGGTTGGCTTGCAGACGTTTATTCCATACCGTGAACCGCAGCAGCAGCGTCAGGCAGCACCGCAAGGTATGCCAGGACAAGCAATGCCGCAGGGAATGCAGCGTCCTGGTATGCAGCAAGGTCAGCCCCAAGGCGGCGAGATGATGAACAAGCTCAGAGGTTTGCTCGCAGCGCGTGGCTAATCAGCTTGAAAATCTATTAAGGCTGAACCGTACACCGGAAATGCCTAGAGGTAGCAATCGACTCGCAGGAGTGGTTGAGCCAGCAATGGCAGTAGGCTCAAACATCCTTGCAGAGATTCCAGCTTACGCAGCAGGAATGACAGAGCTCAACCAGACAGGACTGCCTAGCGAGGGATTTAGTCGCTTAGAAGAAGTTTCTGAGATGCTGACGTACAACCCGAGGACGATGGAAGGGCAAGCAGGGCTACAGTCACTGACCAACGGTATGATAAAGGTCATGGACACGCTTGGCGTTGATGAAGCGATCAACTACCTGAACAACACAATCGTGCCTAACCTCCAAAAAACCTTTGGCGAAAAAGGTGCGCGAGAGATTGGCTCAAGCGTGATGATGTCGTTGCCGTTTGTGCGGAAGGTTCCAGGCATTAAAGCGTTTCATGGTTCACCCCATGACTTCGATGAATTCTCAATGGATCAAATAGGCACAGGTGAGGGCGCACAGGCTTACGGACATGGTTTGTACTTTGCCGAGGCTGAGGATGTTGCGCGTGGGTATAAATCTCAACTATCCAATTCACTGCGTGATAGCAATGGGAATGTTGTCCCGATTAACGAAATGGACACCTTTGAAGTTTTGGCTAGGAATGAATTAATTAGCAAAGGCAACCATGCAGACGCTATTGAAAGCCTAAACAAAAAGCGAGATGCCGGACTTTCTGATGACCTCTTTGGCGGTCAGGCACAAGATGTTCTGCAAAAGTGGCAGTCTAAAGGTTTAGTGCCGGAAGGCCGCATGTACGAAGTAGACATAGACGCTGCTCCAAATGAGCTTCTCGATTGGGATTTGCCGTTGAGTGAGCAAGCCGTATTCCCAAAAGAAACCACATCCGTTAAAGCCGCAAGATATAAGGAAGAAGGGTTAAGGCCAACACCTTCCGACATGATGCAAGCGCGGTTTGAGGCCAACTCTGGTCAAAGTGGCGAAGGGTTTTATGAGGGATTGCTTCGGGGCAATAAAACGCAAGCAGAAGCCAGTGCATTGCTTCAAGAAGCAGGAATTAAAGGCATCCGCTACAAAGACGGATTTAGCCGTGGAGATTGGAATGTGTCCTCGCCGGAAACTACTGTTTCTGGAAAGTGGATGGTTAAAAACACCGACAAACCATTGTCGAAAGGTGAGTTTTTTGACTCTGAGTTAGAAGCCTTAGAAGCCTTAAAGGTAAAGAAAAAAGGATCATCTAACTATGTCATCTTTGATGACCGCTTAATCTCAATAGCTAAAAAGTACGGCATTGCAATCCCAGCAGCCGCCGCACTTTTGAGTCAAGAAACAGGGCTAAATCCTAGCTCTTTATACGAAGAAGATAATCCGGTTTAACGCACCGTAAAGCGTGGGCCTACTTGCTGCCCTTCAAAGCAAGGTAAAAATTCGTGGAGACGAAACTCATGGAAACTGATGCAGCTAACGCTGAGGGCATTCCTGTGCCTACGGAAAACATAGAGAACGCCGTTATAGATTCTCAAGAGCCTGAACAAGGCGAAACCTCTGAAGTTATTGAGACACCAGAAGGTGATCAAGAAGCAGCAGAGCTATCCGACGAGGAGACCGTCGAAAAGCGGGAAGAGGAGAAGCAGAAAAAGCGTAACTCCTACCAAGCAAGAATCTCACAGTTGGCACGACAAAAGAACGAAGCTAATAGCAAAGTGCAGGAGCTGCAACAGCAAAATGCTTACCTCCAATCGCAGTACCAACAACCCCAGGATGTTCCAACGCAGTACCCGAGGTTGGAGAACTACGACTACGACGAGGGAAGGCACCAGCAAGCGGTTCTCGAATACACATCACAGTTAAATCAACAGAACGTGCAGCAGGTAATGAGTCAGCAGCAAGCTGCCCAGATTCATCAACTCAACGCTACCAAGCACCAGATCGCATCGGCTACATTCGTGGAAAGGTCTAACGACTTTTCTGTGGACTACCCCGATTTTCAGCAAAAGGTGGGAAGTCCTAATTTCCACCAGTCTGACTTTGTGGCGGGAGAAATTGTTGATATGGACAACGGCCCGGCCGTTGCTTACTACCTGTCAAACAATCCATCTATTGCCAACGCAATCAATCGCAAAGGCGACATGGATGCACTTAAGGATCTAACTAAGATCAGTACCGCTCTTTCTATCAACTCCCGAAAACGGTCTGCCAACACAACTAACGCCCCAACGCCTTCAAAGACGGTGTCACCTCGCGGGAAGGTTTCAAAAAGTCCCGACAAGATGACGCCCGATGAATATCGAAAGCATAGGGGTTACACAAAATAAACAGGTAACTAAAATGGCTAATTCATTATTGACACCTAGTGTCATAACTAAAGAGGCCCTCAGTATTTTGCATTCCAAATTGAACTTTATCGGTTCTATAGATCGTCAATACGATGACCAGTATGCAAAATCAGGGGCTAAAATCGGCAACGATCTCAAGATTCGTTTGCCAAACGAGTTTACTGTGCGAACTGGAGCGACTCTATCGTCCCAGGACGTAACGGAAAGCTCGGTCACGTTAAGCGTAGCCACCCAGAAGGGTGTCGATTTTACGTTTAGCTCCGAAGAACTTTCAATGGACATCGACAATTTTAAAGAGCGATACATTGAACCGGCAATGTCTGTGCTGGCATCCAACATCGAATCTGATGCGTTTTCAATGACGAAGGACGTCTACAACTTTGTGAACGGTGTAGGATCTGCAAATACCTTTGCGAATGTAACCGAGGCTCAGAAGCAGTTGACGCTTGGCCTGGCTCCATACAGCGATAGGAATTATATGCACGATCCTCAGTCCGTTGTTGACATGCTTGCCGATACGAAGGGTCTGTTCCAAGACTCTGGCAGCATTGCGAAGCAGTACAAGGAAGGTATGCTCGGACGTATAGCTGGTTTTGATCACTATGAAAACACGCTGGTTCCAACGCACACTACCGGTACAGCAGCAGCTACCACTGGCTATGTCGTCAACGGTGCTTCTCAATCAGGTTCAAGCCTGACTGTAGATGGCGGTTCGACGACGTTCCTGATTGGTGACTTGGTCACTATTGCTGGCGTTAACAGAGTGCATCCCGAGACTAAGGCTGATACTGGAGTTCTACAGAACTTTGTTATCACTGCAAACTCAGGCGCCTCTGCGACCACGTTGGCTATCAGTCCTGCGATTAGTGCAACGACGGGTACTCAGAATGTTTCCGCTGTACCGGCCGACAACGCCGCAATCGTGAAACTGGGAGGTGCTTCAGGCGCTGACTGGACTGATGATTTGGCCTACGCAAAGAACAGCTTTGTTTTTGCAACGGCTGACCTTGTGTTGCCAGAAGGTATCGACTTCGCTGCGCGAGAGGTGATGGACGGGATCAGTATGAGAATCGTTCGTGACTACTCAATCAGTGCTGACACGTTCCCATGCAGGATAGATATTCTGTACGGTTACAAGACTGTCAGACCTGAAACGGCTTGTCGGATTGGTATTAACTAGAAAATGCTCTCAAGGGCATGTTGTAAATGATATGGGGGCTTCGGCCCTCATTTTACTCTGAGGCTTCGGCCTCATTTTTTAGGTGAGTTATGGCAACTTCTCAAAACATTATTGATCAAGCCACAAGCCTTTTGCGTGTTAGAACTTCGGGTGTGACTTTTTCCACTGATGATTCAAACAAGAATGCAGATATTTTTATCGCCTTAAAGAACCTTATTAATGAATACGGCGAGGATGGCTTGTTAAACATTCCCGCTCCAAGTGCTGTCGGTGATACGTTAGATATCCCTGACGGTGCAGTTAGGGGGCTTGCTTACAATCTGGCCGTTGAGGTGTCTGCCGAGTTTGGTATAGACCCAGCGCCTGTTGTTTTCGAGATCGCAAGCGACACAAAGAACAGATTGGAAAGCGAGATCACGCTTGACCTGTCTGTCACCTCTGATCTTCGCTGGGCTAGTCGAAGCCCGCGAGCAGACATCAATACCTTATGAGGGTCATGGCTCCGCTAGAGTCTAGCTATCAAAGCACTCGCCTGGATGCCAATCGGC